TAAGTGATATAACCTTTTATGATCGTTAAGATTGTAAGTTTAAAGAAATGCTTATTTACTGTATCTTTTAATGGTTAGATATCCAATTCGTCAAAAATCGTCAAAAATTTTATTTAAAAATATTAGCAACTGCATTTGATGCTGCTGCTTTCATTTCATTATTGTAGTGTAGATACGTTTTCATCACCATTGCAGGCGTATCGCCTAGTAATGATGATACAGTTTTCACATCTAAGCCATTAGCTAATAGCTTAGTGGCATATGTGTGCCTTAAATTGTGTGCAGATAAATTATCTCCAAATCGTTTTAAGTATGTGTTTATTTGCCACTTAACACCATTTTTCTTGTATGGATTTAATACAAGGTCATGCTCAAACTCTAACTCATGTGATTTGTACTCTATAAGTATATTCTCCAATATGGGCGGAATTGGCAAAATTCGCACCGAATTGGCGGTTTTAGTTTTCTCAAAGGTGATAACACCTTTACGGAAAGAAAGTTGCTTATTGATGTGAATTTGGCGATTTTCTAGGCTGATATCATTCCAAGTTAGTCCATACACTTCACTAAACCTCATGCCAGTATATCGTGCTATTTGTAAGAAATAATAGGCTTGTGGATATTTCTCACGCATATACTTTGCGAACTGGTTTAAATCTTCATCAGAGATTGTGTGGATCATACTCTTACGTTCAATACGTGGCAATCTAACACCAGTACATGGGTTATCACCAATTATCTTGTATGGGTTGATAGCTATATAGAATATCCTTTCCACTACCTTATAATACGAATTAATGGTAGTAGGTGAGGTAGCCATTTTATTTACTGCATTTTGAATGTGTAACGGCTTAACATCTGACAATTTCATATTGTGAATTGACTGATAAGCACACACCGCATGGTTATACATAACCAAAGTACTATGCGTAACGTGTGCCTTTTTTATTTCAAGGAACATATCCGCAAATTCCTTGAATGTTAATTCTTTTAATTCTGTATCTTTGGTTAAGAGTGCGGTTTTGTCTAATTCCTTAACTATAACGTGTCCGTATTCTTTAGCCTCACGTTTAGTTTTGAAACCTTGCTTAGACTTTTGTTTCCATTTATAGCCGTCTTTGTATGCGACTATGATTTGAAAACCTTTATCCTTTTTTCTTATAGTGAAATTGTATTGCATAATTCACCTCATAATATATGCGTGTAGAAGTTGATACCCTCAAACTCTATTTCCCTTGCGTGTGCCATTCTCTCTAACAAATCAATATGAGCATGACTATACATATCATCATTTAATATATGACCTATCTCATGTAGTATACCTTTACGTTGTACATCAATAGGTTTATCACTATTAACGAGAATGGTGTAAGTACCATCATCGTTTAGTTTTAATACTGCATTTTGAGATGGTCTTAACTTAGTGTAAATCAAAACTATATTCATAATACTTAACCCCCTTATGGGAGTATTGTATCTCATGAAATGGGAATGAAATTACACATGCTATATGTTAATGTATTCTATAAAACCAAGGCTTGTATTTCTTTGATAATAAATCATAAGCGTATTTACTTGCTAAATTCCCATGATATTTTGTTTTAAGATGCATAAATAAAACTAACTGAGGGTCAAAAGGATAAATATCAGCAATCATTTCTAATTTCTTTAACTCTAAATCGCTTATTTCGTGATTTTTAAGTACTTCTAAATAAAGCAAACGACCACCATTTATATCTATTTCTTTCATAATAAAGTCGCAAATTGTAATATCATTATCAAATAGGCTCATAGCATAAATATATGTAGCCATATATTCATCTGGGGTTTCATTTCGCATTTTTGTTGTTTCACATTCGGAATGCCAAATAGAACTAAATTTCTTAAATCCAATCTGGTCATGAAAGCTTGTTGAGTTAGCTAAAATATAAAATGCGATGATGATAACAATTAACAATATAATAAGCGAAAGGATAAACATATTACTTGCCCTCACGTTTCTTTAACATTTCAATCGTATTGATTACAAAATCAATATCATCTTTGGACATATCCTTACTTGCATCAAATAGCAGTTTAAGGTTTGGGTTATCTTTTACTGCTTGTGCGTATTCTGACACCTTTTGATCATTGTAATAATGCAAACCCATTAAATCTTCTGGTGTTGTATTTAAAGCCTCAGCGAATGCAAATATTTTTGATTGGGCTAAATCAATTTTACCGCTTTCAATTTTAGCGATACTGGTTCTATCTTTATAACCAACTTTTCTTGCTAACTCATCTTGCGACATTTTCAGGTTTTCTCTTAATGTTTTTATATTGTCATATAGTGTCATATCAAATCACCTCTTAACGCTATTATCCATTATGATTTTAAATGTAACGTGAAAAAAAATCAACTTTTTTAGGTAAAAGTGTTGACACATATTCACCATAATGTTATATTATGAGTGTGAATTAAATTCACACATAACAAAATACGAAAGGGGGTGTAGAATGGACACACTCAAAGAAATTATTAATGCTAAAGGTTTTAAGTTAAACTTTGTGGCTAGTGAATTAAACATCACTAGAAAGGCTTTGTATAAGAAGTTGAGGGGTGATAGCGAATTTAAAGCTAGTGAAATTGCACGATTGGTTGATATGTTAAGATTGACCAGTAAAGAAACAAAAGATATTTTTTTTAAATAAAATAGTGAATTAAAATCACACAAGGGGATGAGATATGGAGAGCCTTGTATATACAGTAGAGCAAGTAGCCGAACTGTTACAAATTTCAACAACATCTGTATACAACCTAAGAAATGATGGAAAGCTAACACAACTACCAAATATAAGTGGTGTGAAATTTAGCAAAAGAGAGGTTGAAGCATTAGCAGGTGTTGAAGATGAATATAACGCAATCGGTTATAGAAAACTACAAAGCGAGGTGGAAAGCCTAAGAAAAGAAAATCATAAGTTAAAGAGTGAAATAAAAAAAATCACCAGCCAAATGCTAGTGATCGTAGGAGAAGATTTACATGATTAAGTTGTGTTACGCACTACGCACCATTGCAGCGATATTAGTTGTTGGTGGAATGGGAAGTCTACAGTTAGACACGATAGACTTTTGGACATTCTTTTGTCAAACAATGCTAGGCATGGTGGTGTGGATATTAGTTGGATATTGGTTAGATGATATCCAATATTACGAAAAGAAAAAAGTCCGTTGTGAAAAGTTTTAGAAGAAGTTCCAACGGACTTTGTGTAGGAGTATTGGAAAATACTCTACTTGTATTTTAACACAAGGAGAAATAAATGGAAATAAATTTAACACCTATTGTTAGTCAAAACGAACAAGTATTCAAATGGAATAAAGACGAAATTAAAAATTATTTTGAGGCACAGTTAGAAAAGTATAAAGGACTTGTAGTAACAGAAGAAAACTATAAGGACATGGTAAGTGCTAAGAATGAAATCGTTAAGTACAGAACAACACTAGATAAATTCTGTAAAGAGAAAAAACGAGAACTCAAAAGACCGATTGAGTTGTTTGAAGAAGAAGTAAACGAAGTATTGAAAGTTGTTTACGATGCGGAAAAACCACTTGTAGAACAAATTAAATACTTTGATGAAAAAGAGGCGCAAGCTAAAACAGATGCTATCAATAAATTTATCGAAAAGATGGTTGAAAAATATGGAGTGCGTGAAGAGTACGCAAATCAACTTCAACATGATAAACGCTGGTTAAATAAAACTGCAAAGATGAAAGATATTGAAATTTCCATTGAGGGAATGATGATTGAAATCTCAAAGCGTCAACAATCAGATGATGATTATAAACAAATCTTAGCAGAGAAAAAAGGCATGATTGAGTTTGTTGTAGATACTTGTAACCAACAATACGAATTAGCCACACCGATTACTTTTAATGAGTGCTGGCCAGTAGTAAAAGATATGCCACTAGATCAAGCTAGAGAATTTATCAATGCAAAATTTGCAAAACGTAACGAGATGGAAGAAACTGCTAGGGCAAGCATCGAAAATAAAACAGTTGAAATAGTAGAAACATCAGAAACAAAAATAGGTTTAACAATAACTGTATATGACTTAACCGAAGAGGATGCAAAAGATTTAACTGATTTCTTAGAAATGCGTGGTTACAAGTATAAAGAGGTATAGATGGATAGTAGATATAATGCGGTAAAAACTGTACCGCAATCAGCGTTAAAGATAATTGACTTTGGGAAACTAAAAGGCAAGTATGATATTTCTCCACAATGGAGATGGGAAATATTAACCGAAGTTTATGGGATATGTGGTGTTGGTTGGTACTTTGATATTGTAGATACAAAAGAAGTATTGGTAGAGGCTACTGGCGAAACAATGCTTTATGTAAAAGTAAATCTATACATCAAAGATGGCGATGAATGGAGTAAACCAATTCCTGGTTATGGTGGCGATTTCTTAATTCAAAAAGATAAAAATGGTTACCACGGAAATGATGAGGCATTCAAGATGGCGGTTACAGATGCATTAGGCACTGCAGCAAAAATGATTGGTGTAGGTGCTGATGTATACCGAGGTTTACAAGATACAAAAATTAATGCAGCAGCTGAAAAAGAAAAGAAAGAAAAAGACTTTGACCCTCACAATGCATACGCAATCATTTTGAAGATGGCAAAAGAACATGGAGTGAGCGAAGAACAAGTAGCGCACCAATTAACTGAAATGTTTGGTGTTGGTGTGATTGATAACATTACAAGAAATCAAATGTCAAAACTTTATGACTGGGTAAAAGGTTATGAAGTGGACAACAAGTAATATTGAAACACTCCGTAGTCCGCTAGGTGTAATGGTAGTAATACCTGCGCCACAGGACAATGATCTATCAAAGATTACTACTGATAAAGAGTACACAGTAGAAATTAAACGTAAAACTAAATCAAGAAGTCTAAATGCTAATTCTTATTGTTGGGTGTTATGTCAAAACATAGCACTTGAACTAAGCAAAAATAGCTACACAACAAAAGAGGATGTGTACAAAAAAGCTATCAAGGACTGTGGACATTTCACATATGTTCCAGTCCGTGAGGATGCCATAGAGAGATACATTCAAATATGGCAAGCACACGGAATAGGCTGGATAGCAGAAGATGCTGGCGAATGTAAAAGCCTAAAAGGTTATCACAACATCATGTGCTACCACGGTTCATCAGTATACACAGTTGCAGAAATGCAAAGGCTTATTGATTGCTTGGTTGATGAGTGCAACCAGCTTGGAATAAAACTTGATGATAGCGATTATATCCAATCGTTGGTTAAGGAGTGGGGGAATGAACAAGCGAAAAAGGGAAGATGAAAAACTTCTAAAACAAAATAGACCTAAAGTACTTGAACGTGATAACTACTCATGCGTACTGTGTGGCGGTCATGAGGGTATAGCAATACATCACATTGTATTCCGTTCGCAGTTAGGCAAAAGCACAATGGATAACCTAGCTTGCTTATGTATTCATTGCCATATACCAATAGCACATGGATGCGATGCAAAGTTAGTTAGAAAACGATTACAAGAAATTGTTAAGGAAAGGATGAAGGAATATGAATAAAGACAGATTTGGTGAATATGAAAAATTAGAAATGTTAAGAGCGTTGATTAATGCTAGAATTTGGTACTTTGAAAATAAGCAAGGGGATAAAAATTACCACCAAGACATAATCGATGAATATAAAATGTTGGACAATGTTGTGTGTGCTGCTTTGAACCCTCTTTTACGTGAAGCGATTGATGAATTAGTAGGAAAGGATAGTGCATGGCTGAAAGACGAATGATGGCAAAGTCCATTATAGAAACAGATATGTTTCTAGATATGCCTACGAGTTGTCAATGCTTATATTTTCATCTATTACTTAGAGCTGATGATGATGGGTTTATCAGTAACCCTAAAAGTATTGTAAGAACATTAAGTGCGAGTGCTGATGATCTAAAACTGTTAATAGCTAAACAATATTTAATCAGTTTTGAAAGCGGTGTAGTTGTAATTAAAGATTGGAAGATACATAACTACATTAGAAATGATAGATACAAAGCCAGCAATGTTCCTGAACGTGAATTGCTAAATATCAGAAAAGATAAAGCGTACACGCTAAATGAAAATGATGGAGTACCGATGATTGATTATGGTATACCAGCTGACAACCAAATGGATACCAATGGTATACCAACGGTATCCATAGGTAAGGATAGGTTAGGTAAGGA